CGCTGGCTTTTGCATATATCGACAGCGTGTACAGCGTTGAAGTAGAACCGCTTATGGCTGACGAGCGCCATACAACGCGATCTGTTCCGGTAGAGTTTGGGTAAACTAGCGTTGCGCTCCCCGTTCCATTTGGCCCCGGCGTAGACGTTAGGCTGGTCGTTGTGTTCGCCTTGGTCCACCAACTGTCAGAGAACAGCTCCGTGAACCCCAGCAAATTCTTCGGGGTCGTTGGGTTATACATCGGGTACGCGCTGGTGTTCGGCTGCATACCGCCAATGTCAGAGCGGTAGAGCGCAGCGCCCCAGAGATACATTCCAGAAGTACCGTCCGGAGTCCAAGCACTCGTGACTGCTCCAGTCGTATATGAAGCAGGAAGAAAAAATATTTGCGGACGATATGATGTTCCACCAGCAACAGACGTATGCGTTATCATGTACCAGTTACTAGCAAGCGGAGTGATTGTTCCTGTTGCATTACTTTGGCTAAGAACTGAGCCGATACCTGTAGCATCGTAAGAAACGTAGTATCCAGTTACTTGATTTTCCACTATTGCCAGCTTGGTATAGCCATTCGGTTTTACAAACCAAACTGTTGTATATGCGGAACCATTAACTGATGTGACCGCATTTTGCCAAATTGCGTGAGTTAAATTTGCATTAGCCGGAACAAGCAAATCCGCAGTAGTCGTTCCATTTGGAGCAGCAGTCGCGTTAGCAACAGAGCCGCTTCCAAATGCGTTCATGCTGTTGACTTGCCATACCGCCGCATCAAAACTTTCGCTGTTCAACAGCAAGTTGTGAGGAGCCCATTTAATTTTACCATCACTATCAGTAACAGTCGCGTTACTTGTGCGGCTGAACTGGATGAACTCTGTGGCGATACCTGTGGTAGTGGGCATTAGACTGTCCTCATGGCGTAAGTGTTAGACAGGAACTCAATTGCAAGCCCGCGAGGCTCATTACCAAGAATGTCTGAAGCATTGAGTGTTCTCATGGCATATTGATTTGCAATGAAATCAATCGCCAGACCTTCGTATTCATTCCCAAGCAGCAAAACGGCGGGGTTGGCAATACCAGCAAAGCCAACATCCGTAAGTCCGCCACCAGTCGAAAGGCCATCCCCAAGAGAAAGGCCAACACTGATGGTAAGACCGCTGCTTAGAGACATTCCGCCCATTTACTTGGGAACCACGCTGCTTTGCAGGAACGTAGCGCGCACGGAGCCAGAACCGCTGTTCAGCTTAACGCGAGCAAACTTCGGGGCGAACAGAAAGTTGGTCTGCAGGCTGGTTGTCGCACCAACGGCAACAAGGTCAGATGTGTCCACCCAAACCATAGAACCAACAGCAACAGGCGAAATAGGGTCATTCGGGTCATCAAGCGAAGACTGAATGGTGTAGTTAGCAGTTCCAGTCACATTACACTGGATTGAGATATTGCTTGGCGCAAAATCGTCAAACCGCACCATGCTGCTGTACTTTACTCCGCCAGATGCGTCAGAAACCGTAACTGTCCGTGCAAGCATGTCATTTACCTTTCTTGGCGGAGCGGGACACCGCAATATTGTCTACCGCATTTGGATAAGGCCGTCCAGCAGCGCGTGCCTGAGCTTTGGCCTGTTTAATTTGATGAGCCTTCATTGGCTTTGACTTGTGATCAGCCGGAAGCTTCTTTTCCCAGATGGGCTTCATGGACATTTCCATTTCCTAAGCGCGAGAGCCTTGCGAGTAGGCTCACCCTTGTCATCTTTCATGGGTCCGGGCATGCCGCCCATTCTTGCGCAGAAGCTATTCTTGCGGGGGCCGCCTTCAGGCTGGGGAGCCTTTAAGTTCATACCCTGCGCCTTGGCGGACGCGCGGCCCTTGGCGTTCAAGCCGCCAGTCGGGCTCTTACCCTCAGACCTTTGCCAAGCAGGCGTCTTTGCCATCGTAATCTCCTAGAAAAAAAGGGACGGGATGCCAGATAACACCCCGCCCCAATTCCCAACCACGGGACTTCTGAGCAGCCGACAGGGAGGGCCACCGGCTGCGCAGAACCGTTTAGCCGCGCGGCTTCTGACCTTCGCCCTGAGCCGCCGCCCAATCCGACGAACACATGCCGCCAGACTTGCGGGCCTTGCGGTCAGAGCGCATGGCGGCCATCTTGCCACCCATCTTGCCCATTTCCTTCGTGGCCTTGCCGCCAGCCTTCCGCATCTTGCGGGCGGCAGCGACAACGTCCTTGTTACCGGCGACCAGTTCCGGGGTGTTCTTCTTGGGCATAACGCCCTTCATCTTTTCCATTTCAGTCTTCTCCTTGGAGGGGCTTAAGTCAGGTTGTTGTTCTGGATGTAGCGAACAGTGATAACGCCTGCGCCCGTACCAGTGTTGGTGGAAAGCACCCAGATGCGGTCATCAGCCGTGCCAGTGTCCTTCCAGTTTCCAACGCGCGTAGCATTGTTACCCGGAATGATTGCCTTGTTTCCAAGGGTCGTGGACAGGTCGTTGTCAGCCGCCACAGCAAGCTCAGTCGCAGTCGCGCTAATGCCGACATTGACCGTCTGTGCAGCGCCAGACCAAGCCGCTGTTACCAGAATATCAATTCCGATAATCTGGCTGTTAGCCGGGATGACAATGTTGGTGAGATAAAGACCGGCAGACTGACCAGTAGACGCCGCCTGAGTGAACGACTGAGACTGGGCCATCATGACATAACCAACATTGGCGATGTCGCGCCCAAGGGTCGTGCCGCTGGTGTTGATGATATTGCCAGCCCTAATCGGGCCGGTAAATGTGGTAGTTCCCACAGGAACCTCCTTGCACTTGCATTGTACCGTCTGTGCAAAGTCCGCTGGATCGGTCGGTACAATAAGTTAATCCAGAAAGGAGACGGTTTTAGCCGCCTCCTAATTCGTATCAGTAATACTGTGCTTGCGCAAGTATTCAATCGCGTTACTTAGTACGTTAATGTCCTCACCAAACAAGCCAACAGCTTGATTGCACCGTGCACAAAGCAAGCCGCGTATCTTCTCGCTGTTGTGGCAGTGGTCTACCGCCAGTGGCTTTATCTTGCCGTTAACAACGCTGGTTTCGGGCCTAAAGCAAATGGCGCACACGCCGTTCTGGGCGAGAAGCATTTCTTGGTATTTAGCGAGGTCGATGCCGTAGTAACGCATAAGGCCATAATGGCGTTGAGCTTCAGAGGACATCTTATATTTACGCCGCCCACTAGGCCCTTCAGCTATTGTTTTAAATTTCCCTTCTTTTAGATTTTCAAGCTTAAGATTGCTTGTGTTTCCATCGGCAAAAAGAACATTAAACTCAGGCCATGAACCATACGACAATAGCCATGCAACGCGCGATGCCGTAAACTCATAATTGTTTATCTTGATGTAAAGATACTTAAGTTGTTCGCCTGTCTTTTTGCGCTTTGCGGCGCTCTTAAAAACTCCAGCTATTGAACCGGCCTTTACATTCTTGGATGCATCTACTTTCCAACGGAAAAGTCCAGTATCGGCATCGTAAGATAATTTTTCTGCGACATCTTCATAGGTAAGAACGGCGGGTTTTAAAAAAGCCATCGGGGCCTCCATTTGTTGCCTTGAGAGTTTTATACCCCTCAAGACAGAATGGAAGCCCCAATTTATATCGTTCTGTGGAAAACCAGCTAACCTATTGATTAGGTTGGCAAACTACCCCAGATGCTGCGCCAATTATAATAGCCGAAGGAATATCTTTCATACCCCTTGACCAGCAAATTGTCAGTTACGAAATCAACCTGCATATCCGTCTCAAACTTGACGCGCTCCATGTAGGAGAGGCCGTCGATGTTGGTGAGAAGGAACCAAGCCGTGGCGGATGTGAGGAAGTCGTTGGTCATGTAGCCTTCAGGCAGGCCGCCCGAAGTGCTGATGATCGCATTGACATCGTTATCCGCTGTGCCGGGGCGCAGTTCAGACTTTGTGAGGCGGATCGCAACCGGCTCAAGCTGCGGGGGAACCAGCAGCTTACGGGCGCGGGCGAACACCTTCAGACCGGCCTGATCCTTGAAGGCTGTACGAACTGCGATCATGCCCGCAAGCAGGGTCGCTTCGTTCAGTTCAACGTCAGTTGCAGGACGGTTGGCAACCGTGCCGCCATCAATCGGGTGATCAGTGGCGATAAGAGCCTTGCCGTCACCACCGACAGACGCATTATACGTTGTCGAAGTGTTGATGACGTTCGCGCCGTAGATTTCCTTTGTCTGATTGAACGACTCAATCAGGCCAAGGTTAGACGGCTGGAACTGGGTCTTATACAGGTTGTCATCAATGGCCTTGCGAGTGATCGCATAGCCAAGGGCGATTTCCGTGTGTTCCTGATTGTAGACATAACGCTCACCAGCGCCGTTGTCGAAAGCGGTCTGGCCGCCTTCGGTCTTAAGCTGCGCGAGGCCCAGATACCGCATTTCGGCGGTACGCTCCAGAGCCATGCGCGACTCATGCTTGGTGAAAATCTTGTCGTACTGAGACGGAATCTGCTCGTACTTACCTTCAATGCCGCGAAGTCCCGGCAGGAGAAGGTCTTTAATTGCTGAAAGATTAACAGCCATTTTCCCTTACTCCTTAAAGACCAGTCGGACCAACGCCGTTGTTGCGGCTGGTGACATTGTTGAAGCCGACGATCACATAGTTATAAGCAGATGTGATGTCAGTGCCATTGGAACCCGGCGGATCAGTATCAAAACCAATGATACGGAACGGCAGAGTAGCGGTTACGGCGGGGCTTTCCACGAAGGCACCAGAGATGCCAGTGGCAGTGTTGCCAGTGCCAAGATTGAACTGAACGTACAGGCCCATGTCCGCAAGGCCAATGGCGGTGCCGCCAGCCTGAACAAGGAACTGAGCATTCGGATCGTCAATGACATAGGCTTCAACCGCAGCGGAAGCGTCAGAACCCGGCCAATAGTTAGACCAGACTGTGCGCTTCTGCGAGGTGGACACGTACTTGCAGCCAGCAAAAATGCCAGCGATCTGAGCCGTGCCGGGGGAGGCAGTAGCGCGGGTAATGTAGCCTGTGTTTACATTGGCAACGGGGTCGCCAAAGTAAATAGCTGTCGTGTCAGTAGAAGCGACAAGGCGTACAGACTGCTCATATGTCGGAGCAGAGCCAAGCCCGCGATACTGACGGAAACCAAACGGGGCATTGGTATTAGGCATCCCGGTTTTCTCCTAGAGGACAATCATCACAAAACGACACCGGGTCGCAGGACGATCAAACGAAGGTTAATCCTTCACCGGGAAGGAATGGAATGTTTGTAAAACAAAACTTACAACTTGACAATAGGCAAAAGTAAAACGCCGCCCACGTTAATGGGCGGCGCTTATTAGCCTCTCACGG